CCCGGAATTTATCGGCCCCGAATTGCAGGTCAAACGCTGCATATCGGTTGGCCGGTCCAGCGTCGAACCACTGCGTCGATGCGGCAAGGCCAGGCTCTTCCGTGGTGCTGGCGGCTGATACCTCGAACAGCCGCTCACCGACCCGCCGAACGTCTCCCAGCGTGTAGGTGCCGGCCGTCCATGCCGTTTCCAGCGCGACGTTCGTGCTGTCGATGTTGGTTTGGGTGATGGCGAACGGTTCGATGATCCTCAGCGTCATAGGCTTTGCTCCAGTTGGAAGGCGAGCGCGTCGTCTCCCGCGTCTGCACCACGCCCTGTGTTGCTTGCCGTGATCTCGGACGTAGAGACCAGCCGCTCCATGCTCACGTTCAGCGCCCGTAACTCAGCGCGCAATTCCGCATCGGACTCGCGCGGGGTGAACAACTGGTTGTTGGTGGAGCGCGACAACCCGCGGGCGAAGTCCTGTCCCGTTGCAAACATATCCTCGTTGACCAGCGCGCGCAGGCTCTCACCCAGCGCGTCGGACCCGGCCCGGATCTCGGCAAACGCGGGCGACAGTTGCATCAATGACGCAACCAGCCCGCTGTCACCAACCGCGTCGGCTTCTTCCACCAACGCGCGGAAAGCGGCGAGCGTTGGTGGGAACGCTTCCACTCCAAGGTCCAGCATTGCAGCGGAAAGCACCTCCGTCGCCCGCGCAACCCGCTCCGCGTCGGTGTAGAAATTCTGATAGTAGGACTGGGAAACTTCGTTGAACCGCTCCATCGATCCGAACAGCGCGATGAACGCCGCCGCCGCGCCGCTACCCGCGAGCGACATATCGTAGATGCTCAGGCCCAGAGTGCCCATCGTGGTATTGACCGCGATCAACGATTGCGCCAGCCGTGACAGCGTGGTGGCGGCGCCCTCGCCCTCAAGGGCAAACCTTTGCAGCCCTCCGACCATCCCCGCCATCGCATCCGCCATGCCGAGCAATGCGTCTTGAATGGCTTGGTTCGCAGCCTCTTCGCTCAGGCCCTTGGTGCTGATCTCCATAGAGTGCGCGAAATTATCAAACGTGGTGGCCGCAATGCCCAGCGCAGCGGCGGATGAAATCACACCAACTTGAAGCGATCTGACGATTCCCGTGATTGCCTTGGTCGTTTCATCATCGGCGTCGCTCAGGTTGGTGCGAACTTTTTTAGACAGACCGAAGAACCGACTTGTTTGCACCACTCTAAAAGTCTGCACCATGGTTTCCATGCCTTCGACCGTTGCCATGATGCCCGCGTCAAGTTCCTTGGTTGTCTTTTTCAGGCCAAAATATACCAGCGCCGCAACAGCCCCAACGGCGAGCAGCGGCCCCGCAATGGCCCCGATCGACGCAGCCGTGGCGGCACTGGCGGAGACAGACGTGACCGCACCGACAGACGCTCCACCGGCCGCGACGCTTGCCGCTGCCGCCGCGGTGGCGGCCGCACTGGCGGTGGCGGTGCCCAGCCCAGCGCCTATGCCAAAGCTGCCCAAGACGCCAGCGGCGAAACTTGACCCGATGGTGCCGAGAACAGCCGAACTGCTCACAAGGCCGCTTACCACGCTCCCCGCCATGTCCGTTATCATCCCGCCGCCACCAGCCGCAGCGGCCGCCGTGCCACCCGCTGCACCACCACCGGAGACCCCCAGGCCGATCATAATTTGATTTCGGACCGCCAAGCTGATCATCTGCGCCAACATCGACTTGAAGCTATCCAAGACGTTCGCCACAAAACCTTTGAAATCGGTGAACCCACGAACGGTAAAGTCTGCAAAGGCGTCAGACACGCTACCAATGCCCGCCACCAGCACGCCGCCCAACTGTTTGCCCATCTCGACGGCTGAAAATGTGCCGTCAACCAGAGCATCAGCAAAACCTTCCGCAAACGTGGTGGATTTCTTCATTTCTTTTGCAAGTTCTCTAACCGCGAGAGTGTATGCGCCGTCTGTCAAGCCTGTCAGCTTTAGGTTGTCCAGTTCAGCCATGCCGCGATTGTAAACGCGCAACGGGTCAGCCGCATCTTCTAGCGCGCTAATTTGCTTTTCTATCTCTTCCCGCTCATCTTCCAGCGTGCGGTTTTTCTTTGCTATCGCTTCTTCCGCATCGCGGGCGGCAGATTCAGTTTGACTGATAGTATCGTTGTATTGCTTTGTCAGCGCGTCATTTATCGCTTGGGCTGCCCCATTTCTATTGAGGGCGTTTGTATAATTTTGAAGCTGAATGGTTGCCTCAGCACGAACCTCACTCTCACTTGACCCGAGCACCGCCGCAAGCTCTTCCCGTTTTGTCGCGATTAGCCCCTGAGTTCGCGCGTCTATCAGGCTGTTGCCAGCTTCAAGTGCTCTGTTTTGCGCCTCTAGACCGATCGCATCAAGCCCCAGAGAGGCGTTCACTTTTTCCAGATCGGAGAGCGCATCCCCAGCCGCCTTGAGGTGTTTGGCGAGACCAGCCGCCTCGCCGGCAGCCGTACCAAGATCAGGCGCAAGACCCGCGGGCACCTTCAAAAGTTCAAGTGCAGCCACGGCGTCGTCAACCTGTTGTTTTGTGGCCGCTACAGCGCGCGCGCCATCAAGGTATTTTTGCTGTGTTTCTGTCAACACCTCACCAGCCGCGACCTGCGTCGCAAGCAATCCAAGATACGCCTCTTTTATGGATTCAACCCCATCAGACTCAAGTTTGGCGTGAACCTCAAACAACTTTGCCCGGGCGCCCTCTTCCTCGTTCAAAAGGGCAGCCGCTGCAATCAGTGATGTTCTGGTGTTGAAAAGATCCTCTTCAGCCGCAGCCGCAGCCCTCAAAGCGTTGAGTTGCGACTCTTGCGTCAGTGCTAGGTCACGCCGCAGGTTTTCATTCGCAATGATTCGTGCATTGATTCCAGAAACCGATTGTATCGCTGCGTCTCTTTCAATTCCTGATCCGGTTTTTACCGCATCAGTCACTGAGCGTTGTGCGGCCTCCAAGCTCACATAGTCTCTTTCCAATCCTGCCGTCACTCGCGCAAGAGATGACGTTGCCGTATTGAACCCCTTGAAGGCGTCCTCTGCATCTTGCGCAAAATCGACCGTTGATGAAAGTGCCCGATAAATAAGCGTAAGGCCAGCAACCGCCGCGACAAACGGGATAGCTTTCATGGCAATCCCAAGCAGGGTTGAGGCCATCGTCGCAATTGAAGTAATTCCGCTGTAGGCAATAAATGCCGTAACGCTGGCATAAAGCCCCGCAACGAGTGCAGTGATACGAGACGCAGCCAATACACCAAGAGCGATCGCAAATATGTCAACGTTTTCAATTACTAAGTTTATCGTGGCATACAGTAACTCTAGTCCAGATGCCAACAAAGGTAGTGTCGTTAGCGCAAGCCTAATAAACGTATTTGACATTGCTTGAATTGCATCATCCATACGACCACCGGCTGCCGAATCTACTGCTGCCATGGCCTCATCAGTCGCGCCCAGCTTATTGTTCATCTGTTCAAGAATCTCGGTGAACGACTCGCCTGCCGAACCCGCAAAGCCTAGCGCGACCGCCGTTGCCTCAGTCGATCCGAAAAGCTGTTGAAGCAGGACGTTGCTGCCCCCGGTTGCGGTCGTGACTTGATCCAAAAATCCAGCAAGCCCTTTTGCTTCGAGACCAGCGGCGTTGAACTCAATTCCAAGAGTCTCGGCCAGTTCCTTTGCCGACTCTGAAGGTGCAAGAATTGACGTGAGCGCCGCTCTCAGGCCGTTCGTTGCGACAGACGTGGTCAGGCCGCCCTTGGTCAGTGCAGCCACCGCAGCGGCGGTTTCATCAAACGACACGCCCAGCGATTGAGAGAACGGCAGGACAGCGCCAAGCGCCGCAGCCAGTTCCGGGATAGTCGTCACACCAGCCTTCATCGCCACGAAAAGCGCGTCCGACGCATCCGCTGCGGTTTGGTTTTCAGCCGAAAAAACGTTGATTGCCGTTGTCAATATCCCCGTGGCAGACGTCACGTCCGTCACGCCGCCGATGGCCAGCTTGTTCGCGGCATCGAGCAACAGGGTCGCCTCTGCCGCATTGGACGCGCCACCTGAAATCGCCTGATAGAACGCTCTGACCTGGGCTTCATCTGACGTGCCGTATGCGTCTGCAAGGTCCCGCGCCGACGCCGCCACTCGGTCAATTTCGCCTGGCATGCCAGTCAACAGCGTGGCAGTTTCAGCAAGCGCACCGTCGAGAAGTTTGGCCTTCTCGACGGTTGCCATCGCGGCGCCCAGAGACAGGAAGCCTGCGACAAGGCCTGCCACCGGCGCCAGCATTGCTGAAAATGAACGCCCGGCCCGATTGGCAGAGCCGCCAGCGCCGTCACCAGACCTAGCAAAATCGTCAAGATCGTCACTGGCAGTCCGCACGTCGCTGCTATCGACTTCTATCCCGATCGATCCCATGTCGTCCATGCAGGCCTACTCCTTAAACGGCTGCGGTGTGTTTTTGCCGTTTGATTCTGACAACTCACCGGCATATGCGCCGCTGATTTTTTGGAGCCATTCCGCCTCGTTGCCTTCAAACGTCAGGTCCACATTCGCAGCCCATGCTTGGATCTCCAAGTGGGACAAAGCCACCGGCCCCATCCCACCTTGCATTACCGGCCCCGCGTCCATCAGCCATTCCGCCAGATAACCACGATATGGCAATTCTGGAAAGTCCGGTTCTTCACCGGCCCGCTCCAGAAAACTCCACCGCGTCGCCTTGATATCCTTTGGCTGCGTGCATAGCCAAGCATGCTGTCGCGCCCAAAGGCAAAGCGCCTCTAGGCTTGCGCGAAAAAATTGGCCCGATCTTTCAGGAACTCGGTCACTTCCTCAAGAATCGATGGGTATTTCCGGTAAATGGCGAACGCCGCACTTTCCGAAAACTCAATCGGCTTGCCGTCAAGGCTCAGATTTTCCCAGCCGATTGTCTGATCGACCGCAGACTGGACGATGCCCTCCTGCCCCTCATCGATCAAAGCCCCGATTTGTCCCGCACTCATTTTGGCAAAGTCCATTTTGCCGCTGCGCCGCTTCAGAACATCTGTTGCGCGCTTGCGTGCTTTGGCTTTGGCCGCAGAGGCGTCCATGCCGATCAGATTGATCCGCATCGGCATGGACAGATCGGGCGTGCCATCCTTGCCCGTGACGTGGGCCGGGGCGTTGGTGCGCAGGTTCGTGAGGTGCAGCCAGGCGCCCGCTTCGGCCGCCGAGACTGAATCGAAAAAATCCATTGGTTTGCTTCCTATGGTTGAGGTTGATGGTGGGGGCGCGGGTCAACCACGCCGCACGCCCCCGTCCTGCCGGGGCAGGATTACGGCGCGGCGACTTCGATGTCGGCGCGCGTGAACTCGATGTTGCAGGACGCCATGTTCACCGACCCGACCGACTGGCCGCGTAGGAACGACATGACTTTGCCCATTTTGAAGTTGATTGTGCCGTCACTGCGGGTTTGGCGAAAGCTGATTTCGTCCTTGGACTCCAACGCGGCAAGCAAAATGATCTGACCTGCGTCGGCAGAGTCATATCCGAGCGGGAGCGTGATGGAACCGAAGTTCTTTTCACCATGGAATTTGTTCACAATGCCGGTTTTCAGCGGCACGAACGTGACCGCGGTGTGAGCCGGACCGCTTTCAGGAATTTCAGAAACCTCGCCAACATCGACCCACGTCAGGGCGCCGTATCCAGAGGCGTCGTAAGTGGCCGGTGCGGCTGCGGAGACGGACAAGAATCCGCCAATGCCCTCAGTGAGTGCCATGATGCTTTCCTTTTATGGGGTGCGTTGGAAGATCGCGCGGCAGCGGATCGACACGTTCGTGCGGAAGTAAGCGCCGTCCATGCTGCCCGCTTGTGGATTTGCCATGTCTGCCACCTGAATTTGACCGCTTCCGGCCGAGAGTATCAGATCAATGGGGAATTGGTCAATGATGCGCTGCGCTTGATCATCCGCCTCATCTTCGAACGTCCCCTCCTGCACAAAGACCGCGACGAAAAGCCGGATGACCGTCTGGCTTGATTTGGACAATCCGAAACGCTCAGGCGGGGTGTGCGTGAAATACGCCAGCCAATACGGCGGTGCAGGCGTGACGTATTGCAGCGCATCCGTGTCGTAAACGCCGGGCGAATTTTCACCCCATACGATCGGCGGCGCGGACGGCGTGGCGGCTAAGCGCGTGCGCAAGGCTGTCTTGATGTCGCCGTGGTTCATCTGACGCGCGCCTTTGCTTTTGCGATAGACGCCCGCACGATCGCGGGCCATTGATCGACCGCACCTTCGACAAAGTGCGCGCCTGGGCGGCCATTCCTGCCATTGTTGACAGCCGCCGCATATTCAGCCGTCCACGTAAACGTCGCAACGTCCCCGCCAGTCATGCCCGCCGCGGCCATCACGTAGGATTCTGCACCTTGGCCCATTGCTCCGCCAGCCACCGAGGATATCAGGCTGTTGCGCAGATTGCCCGTATCGACAGGCATCCGCCCGCCCTTCGCCTTTGTCACCTGAGCCACTGCAATAACCGTCTGCGTTGCATCTTTCAGCACGGCGTCGATTCGACCTTGTGTCTTTTTCGTCCACTGGTCCAAAGTGGCCATTGTGTATCTGACCATCAGGTCAACCTCGCAAAGAAATCAATGCGGATATCTTGGTAGCATCTGCAATTTATTGTTTCCTCAGCAGGCGCGCCCATGCTTGAATCGCCCGGATACATCATCAGCGCGCCGCCAACCGTGAACGGCTCGCCCTGTGCCACCACCTGCCCGTCCGCAGCCGCGTGTGTCTCGCGCGTGCGGGCGTCGCCCGTGGAATCCCACGCGCGAACCACGTCCTGCGCCTGAACATCATTGTTTGGGTTTTCGATCAACTGGTCCAACGCCTCTTGGCGCCCGGCGTTCAGCGCCTTGAGCGTTTCGGTGCGGGCGATCGTCTCGCCACGCAGCGCAAGCAGCCGATCCGAATATCGGCCAGCCATGCGGTCAATATCAGCCTGCGCCACAGGTTTGCCGTCTGCAATGGCCCGGCGCACAATCCCGTCAAAGCGTTTGTCGCGCCGCGTGCGGCTAAAATAGCGTCCCATGCTGGCCGGATCCGACAGTTCACCGCGCATGTTTTGGACATATCCCGCCTGCCCGCTTGTAAGCCCCACCAGCCCGCCTTGCCTCGTGCCGTTGACCATGCGCCCGCCAATATCCAGAGCCGTCCTGCGCGGCCCTGCTCCAGCTACAAGCCCGGACTGGATCGTTTGGGCGATCATCACGCGGGTGTTGTCCACCACCTCAGTCACAAGCCGCGATCCGAGATCCCGCGCGATCCGTTCGGCCCGCTCGTTCCGGCCCCCGAATGACTGCACGACACGGCTGCCGACCGGCGCGCGGCGGGTCGCATATTGAAACGCGCCCATCTGATAATTTCCACCAGCCGACAGGGCCGCCGTGATGGCCGTGTCGGTCTTGAACAGATCGGCTGCATCGAACCGCAGCGCGCGAAACGCTGCGTCCACATCCCCGCGCGCGATCGCCGCCTCCAACGCCTTCATGTCCGCTTGGCTTTGGACAGCCTTCATCGCCGCGACAAATTCCGACCGGACGCCCGGCCAGGTTTCATCCAGCAGCCTCAGGAACGCCTTGCGGGTGTCGCGCTTTGTCATTCCATTCCCACCGCGTCCATGCATAAAGTCAACGCTTCGTCCGCGGTGAACCCCTGCGCGACGCTGGCATTGTAATGCAGGCGTCGCATCTTTGCCAGCAATTCGGCTTTGCGCGCCTCAAGAGGAATTGCGGCATGGGCAGCGGCAAAAAGCGCCTCAGTGTTTGCCGCTACCATCATGCGCTTTGCGGCGTCATTCATCGCGCGTCCTCCCGAAGATTGCCGCCGCGAAGATTGGGCCGAGGACCACAAATGGCGTCGCCATCAGCCACGCCAGCCATTGCCCGGCCACCGCGTCACCGACCACGACCGCAACGGCAATCGCGCCCGTGGCGTAGGCCGGGAGGTCTCCAAGAAGCCAATCCCGGAGCGTGCGCGTTGTCGGGGTGCGCCGGTATTGCAGGGCCTCCCACACGCCGCCCCACCAGCCTACCGTGGCCGCGACGGCGAGCCAGGGCGGAGCGCCAAGCGCGAGCGCGCCAAGGGCGGTCCATGCGGCGATCCAGCCGTGGGAGGCCTGCGTTGACGCGACCGCGTAGGGCGTCGGGCGAGCGTCGCCGTCGGACGTGCCGAACGAGCTGAACAGGTCGCGCAGGCGGGCGAGGATCATGGACCGCTCCCCCATGCGGGCATGTCGCGCTCGGTGAACGTGTGCCGCTCACGCAAGCCCGTCATGGCGTTTTCGTATGGAGTGCCCACCAATGACGCGATCCACCACGTCCCTTCCGGCGACAGGGCGGGTGCAGACCATCGGACGGTTCTCTGCGCCTCTGGATCATCGAGGCCCGTGGCGGCATTCTTTGAAACAAGCTCGCCGTCAGTGATCGTAAATCCCAAATCGGCCCAATAGCCCACCGCTTGCGCGTCAATGTCAGCCGCGCAAGCGTTCGCTGCGGCCTCCGTTGTAAACTCCAAGATGCGGGTCATGTGATGGTCGTCCATGCGGCGGTGCCCCACTTGGCGGCTAGGTATTCACCAAGGGCGTTAAGCTCTGCTGTGGTTGGCGCGTCCATTGCTACAAACTCTCCAAGATGCCCAGTAAAATCGACACCGGAATTAGGTTGTGCGTAATCGCAAAGCCTTAGCGCGCCCCAGCTAGACACGTTAGCGCCCCTTACGACCACCGTGACATTTACGTCGTCAGTCTGCGCGGAAAGAGTCACTCGTGTGTTGGGCGTCAATGCCACACCGTTGACAAACGTCGAGGGATTTCCCGCCTCTACGTAAGGCGCCCTGGTGCCGTCGGAAGATGCGTAAGCGAGCAAATAAGGGAAGCCCGATGACAGCAAAACATAGGTATCGTCTGTTGTGCGGATTGTAAAAACAAACGCGGAGTCTGCAGACGGCATGAAGTTGGTAGCCGATGTCAAAACCATGTCATTAACGGAGAAGTTCAGCGCGTTCAAGCCGTTGATTGTCGCCGTGCCTGTCGTGGGTTGGAGCGACCCTTCTCCCTGCACCAGCTTTGTCGTGCCGCCGAGCCTATCACGGATTTCGGAGACGTAATCCACCCCGGTAACACTGCGCGTGCTGATGGTGGAGGCGTCTGTGGCGTCGAGCCAGTAGACCGAACTGGCGATGGTCGGGATGGAGGAGCCGCCACCGCCCCCGCCCCTCATCGCCCCCAGCCGCGGCAATCTCAGCCCACGAAATGCCAGATTATGCATCGGCGTGACTCACTGACGCCACGGATGCGGCTGTCGTGAACGCCCAGACGCGGTTTGCGCCAGTCACCCCGGGCCAAAGCTGCGCGATGGTGAGGTCAGCCGCCAGCACAGCGCCACCGGCCAGCACAATCACGCCGACCTGCGTGGTGGGCGCCGTGGTGCCGTTCGTCGCTTGCAGCCTCATCTCCGACCCAATGACCGACTGCACACGGATTGCCGTCGTGTTCGCGTTGGTCAACTGCGTCCAGGTGATGGCCGGAATTGTCACGTTGTCATTTCGCGCCATGGTCTTGTCCTTTCGGGACTGATTATTTGGCCACTTTTACCAGCCACGATATCACATGCCCAGCAGGGTCCATCGGAATTACTTCCTGCACCGGCCAATTCACCCCGTCAATCGTCAGCACGTCCGAAGTGCTGGGCGCGATCGTAACGCCATAGTTCACCAGCGAATAGACCAATTCACCCGCGCCCAGCGCCAGCCCGGTCCGATGTGTGTATGCTTTGCTGGACGGCTTGGCGACGAAGGTGTGAACCACGGGCGTGCCGGGCACGGGCGCCCATTCCGGCCCGGTTGGTGCGCCTGTGCGGCTGATCGTGACAGACACCGCGCCAAGCCCATCGCCTGCGTCACGGCCCGCCTCGGCATATGCCAGCGCGACTTCAGCGGCTATCGCGGCGCCGCTCATACCAGCCTCGGACCGGTCGAGTAGCCGTAAAGCCCGCCACCGATGCACAGCCGAAGCATGCTTTCAATCTTGGTGGATCGCGGGATGGACGCGCCGCCCTTGCTGGCGTCGCCAGTCACGGTCCATTGAATATCGCCGACCTTGGTCAGCACTTTTTGCTCAGCAGGCGTGAATGTTTTGGTCCAGATGCCCGGCGCGACCACCTCAGCAATTGCAGCTTCGTATGCGGCTTCCGCGACATTGGCGCTGTCGGCGGTGCAGCCTGATCCGTCCAGATACGTGAATTGAATGTAATCGGATGCCCGGACAAGCGCCTGAGCCGTTGCCGGATCGTCAGCAATTACAGTGCCGCGCGCCCCGGCATATGCGATCAGTGCTGCGACAGTGCCGATCATCTCGGGATGCTCCAATAAAGGGGCGGGCCACGACAGCCCGCCCGTTGGTTACTTTTTGGCGCTGGGCATGACGGGCGGCGTGACCGACACGAGCCAACCGCTTGCGATCCACTCGGCAACGCCCTGATTTTTTGCCAGATCGGCGGTGACCGGAACGTCACCGCCGTGCTTGACCTCAGTCCCGTCCGGCATGACCAGCGTGCCGGGGTAGGTGCTGATGTGCCGGGCCATTACAGCCCGGTCCCATACCGCACCGCCGCGGGCGTGCGGATGCTGACCGGCGCGAACCGGAACGCCCCGTAGGTCCGCACCTCAAGGCCGTATGCCTGGGGCGCGAGGAACTGCAACGGCATGGGCATGTGCAGTTTGACCACGCTCGGATCGTTCCGATAAACGACCATGCGGTTCACCAGGTTGAAATCCGAAAAGATGTTCAACGGCAAACCGGTCTGAGCGGTGTAGACATTGGCGCGCCGGATGAAATCGAGCACGGTCGTGTCGCTCTCCGGGGCAAGCTGGCGCGTGGCCAGATCCCCGAACTGCGCGATCGGCATGACCACGGTGTCCGCGATCTGCGTTCCCAAGCTTCCGGCAAGCACGCCGGTCAGGAGCCCATTCACGAACGCGAGGATCGCCTGAGGAGTGGACAGCGCGAAGGTAGCCGCAGACGCCGCGGACGTGATGCCGGTCGTGTTGAAGAACCCCTCGATCCCCATCTCAGCATTGCCAATGAGGGCAGTGCTGTTGACCAACATTTCGTATGCCATGCGGGCCGCGTTGGCCGATTCCGTCGGCAAGTTCAGGTTCAGTTGTGCAGCCGCACCGATCTCCTCGATCGAATACGAATACATCACCCCCGCCATGTTGACGGTCTGTTCGAACTTGCCCGACGTCACATCAACGCGCGGGATATCGTCGCCCTTGCCGTTGATGAACTTGGCGCGCCCGACCGAATCCTGCGTGAAAAAGGTGACAGACGCCGCGAACGGATTCGCAGACGTGTCCACCTGCATCAGACGCGGATAGAGAATCGTCGGATACGGCTTGCGCATCACCTCGGCTTCGATGTGACTGCGCTGTGAAACGACGAAGCCCAATGCGGCGGGCGCGTCCATGATCTGCGTGTGCATTTTTGTATTCCTTACGGCAGATAGACGCGGACAAGATCACCGATCACGCCAGCCGTCTCAAATTTCGCACCGGCGATCGTGACGGCCAGGTTGTGACCGATCACGCCGGTCGCGGCGGTGAACGTGACAGGGTTTGCCACGGTGACAGCGGTGGAGGCGATCACCCACACCGTCCCTTTGCGCAGAATGCCCGCCATTTCATCGACGATGTATTCATCGTTCGCGCGGCTCTTGTCCGCAACCGCGATTCCTTCAAAGCCGACTCCGCCGAGGCGAACCGTGCCCGGCGTGGTGCCACTGGCACCGACCGCGCGCCCGAACGGGACGACCGCGGTGGTGACGCGCTTGGAAGCAACGTCCTTGACTTGCTGGCCCTCGGCGACCATTCCGGCGTAGCCAAGGGGCATAACCGCAACGGCGGCCCCGAATGCGTCTTGAATCGGCATGATCAGGCCCCTTTGCCAGCAGAATTGAGATACGCCGTGCTGAGTTTCTTGACGTAATCGGCACGAGCATCGGTCACAGCAGCCACGCCCGTCTTGAGCGCATCGGCCACCGGGTCGCCCTTGGCCGCGTCCTCAGAGAAGATGTCGAACCGCGCATCGACGTAGGCCTCGGATTTGCCGATCAGGGCCGCATCACCCAATCGTGCCACGACAGCGGCGCGGCGGATGGCGGCGTCGGACAGACCGGCCGTCGCCAGGTCCTTGGCGATCGCTTTGGCCTTGCCGATCAGGTCGGCGCGGGCCGCCACCTTGGCGTCAAGGTCGGCATCGGACAGGACCGTCTTGGACATGGCCGACAGTTCGGCATCCTTGGCGGCAAGTTCGCCGTCCTTCTTGTCCATTTCCTTCTTTTCGGCAGCGGTCATGTCGGTGATGGTTTTTTGCAGCTTTTCAAGCGCCTGCGCGCCTGCATCGGTCGTGACGACGGAAAGGCCGTCGATCAGAACCGTCCGCGTCTGAATGGCATCGGCCATGAGGGCGTCCTTTTCGTCTGTGATGGGGGATGCGCCCCACCGCGCTATGGCGTCACCGATGCGGGCCATTGGCCCTGCACGTCCGGCGGCCACAATGGCGATGTGGTTGCCGACGATGTTGGTCTGCCGCGCCTGATACGCCGTCCCGTCCGGCGCAATCCCGTCGCCCCAGACCAATTCGGACACGTAGCCCACGCTCAACTCACGCTTGCCGTCCTGCACTTTTCGGATCGTGGCGGCATCGGTCAACTTGATCCCGATGCGCAGATATTCACCGTCGCGCAGGACTTCCTCGTTCGTGGTGCCGACCGAAACCATGCGAGCCGTGTCGGCCGTCACCAGATCGGCAGGGTGATCATCAGTGACCGGGAGCAAGCCAAAGGTTTGAAGGCTGGACTTCAGGAACACCTCAGATTCGTCGCGGTAAACTGTCACCCGGTCAAGGTCGGGCCGGTTCAATTCCGCGCCGAGATAGTCCTGCGTTCCGATCCGGGCGGTGCGGACGTTTGCGACCAGATACCCCTCGTCAGTGATCCGCACGGTGTCGAGCGAAGCGAAATCTGTCAGTTTCATTCGTTCGCTCCTTCGCCGTCAGTGAACTCGGCCACTCTGCCCTCCAACCCCGGAAATGCACCGGACTCGGTCAGCATGTTCACGATTGTAGCCGCAATCGCTTCTTGTGGCAAGATGTCCATATCATACAGCACTTTCGCGCTGTCAACCAGAACCTTGCCCATGTCGGCCCGCTCTTTCGCGCTAACCTGGAACAACGGACGCCACGTCCAGTGCAGTTCAGGCGGGCGATTGCCCAGCGCCGATCGGATCAAACACTCGTTCAGGATCTCCATTGCCGGGTCGAGTTCCAGCGTTTGAATAACCCGGACGCGGTCGAAATAAATCTTTTCATCGCCTTGGCCCGTGGCGTTCATTCCCGCCGCAGCAATCCCGAACAGGCGGGTCATCGGGATGCCAGCCGACGCCGCCACCATTTGCATGAACCGGTCGATAATGTCTGGCAGCGTGGCAAAGCTGGCGGTTTTCTGATCGTATGTGTCCTCAGAATCCATCAGCAGCGCGCCGTTGATCCCCTTGCCGCGTGCGGTCAGGCTTGTCCGGGCCAGAACCATTGTCTCGTATGCAGTCCCCCCGGTCCGCAGCCCATCGTTGAAACCGTTGATGCCGATCACGTCAACTTTCGCCTCAAACACGAGCGATGCGACGTTGGCGATGGTGGCGTCAAGGTTCCGCACGGCGCTGATCGTAGCGTTCAGGGTGCTATCGCCCCATCCAGGGTGTGCCGAATACCGATCGTCCTGCACCTCCTCCCCAGTGGCAATGACGAGCCGTGAGGGGTGGATCTCTACCGACGCGCCCGTGGCAGGATTGAGACGATAACTGACCGGCATGCCAAAGCTTGGAAGCCGCGGGTCGCGCTGGATCTGTCCGGCAGTGACTTCAGAGCGGTTGAGAACGGCCAAATATTGCAAACCCCCCTTGCCGATCTTGGTAGGGTCCAACGGTTTCGACGCGTCCAGATCGCGCGTGCCGATATAAATTGCAGCGCCGCCGAACAACCGGGCGCGCTTGAGGTTTTGCATCGTCTTGCCCTGCAGACCGAGCCGCTTTTCCTCGGCCTCCAGCGCGGTGATCTGTTCAGCATCGGCCTGCCATTCACGCCACTCACGGGTTGCGTCCTCGGCGGGCAAATCCACCACGTTGCGGGCGACAGCGCTTGTGCGATACATTGCGACAAGCTGATCATCGGCAATCGTGGTGTCAACATATTGGGTGTGGAACGCCTTGTCCCGGTCAGTGCCGAGATTGGCGACGATGTTCCGCAGGCCGTCCATGATGGTCATATTGTTCCAGCCCACGAATTATTCACGCCTGCGATCATGTCAAACGCGCGGGTCGCGGCGTCGATCTGATCTTTGAATTTGCCCACCGGGAACGTCGCGGCCTCGTCCAAGAAATCACCATTCCAATCGCCTGCCACAATGTCCACGTTCCCGGCCTCGACCTGTGCCGCGAGTGGCATTGCGCGGGTTTCTTTGTCGCCAGTCTCGACGCTTGACGTGTAGCTATACCCCATCAGAGCCGATTTGAGAAGGTGCAATGCCCAGGACTTGCCAGCGCTGCCCGGGTCTTGAGGGATCGATCCGCGGACCGCGCGCCCATCCGCGGCCGCCGTGCTGGCAAGCAACCGTTCAACCCCGGCCGCGTTCACCTGGTCTTTCACGACATGGGCGATGCAGATACGCCGGTCAGGGCCGATGCCGACCTTGACGCCAGCCGTCCGGGCTGCGGCTGGATCGTTCGTTGCGGCCAAATCCCATCCGCGCACCCACGTATAGCCCGCAGGCTCGGCCCGCACCACGCGAAAATCAGACCGTTTGAACATACCGCCACCGCGCGGTGCGGGCCGCTGTTGAAGCTGTCCAGCGCTGGCATAGACCCCCATGGTCTTTTCAAGCTGCGCGACCTGATGCTCAGGGAACCGATCGGGAAACAGCAGTTCGCCCTCGATCGTGCGCGGGTCAACGGGAGAGCGGCGGTCCGCTTCAAACCGCATCGGCAGGCAAAGATGGGTGTATCCCAGATCAATCGCCACGGCGGAAACGTCGGACTCGTGCAATCTCTGCATGATGATTACAATGGCCGAATCTTCATTATTGACGCGCGATGGCAGGGCTTCCCGAAATGTCGCAACGCCCGTGGCAAGTTTCTGAACGCTGTTGGCGTCTGCAACGCTGTGCGGGTCATCAATTAACACCCTGTCGCCGCGCGATCCGGTCATGCCCTCAAACGCCATCGCTTCCCGGAACCCCGTCTTGTCGTTCTCAAACCGCAGCTTGGCGTTATTGTCGGCCATCAGGTTCATCGGCCAACGTGTCTGATACCAGTCAGATTGTATCAGGCGGCGGCACTTCATTGCATCCCGCACGGCCAAGTCCTGCTTGTGAGCCGTGCCGAGGAATCGCATATGGGGCATTTCCTTTGGCCCCCATTCCCAAGCCGGCCAGATCACACCGGTCAGCAGCGACTTCATGGTGCCAGGCGGCACGTTCATCAGCAGACGGTTGATGTCGCCGCGCGTGACAGCCTCTAGGTGCGCGCAGATGGCGTCCAGCGCCCAGCCCCATTTGAGCGGCGTGGACGGCTCTAGGACGTGCCATGCGCGCCTTGCGTAATACGCCAGCGATCGACGGCATAGCTCTTTCTCAGCGGCAATTATGTCAAGCGGAGTCAGGTGCATCGCCGAGCGCCACAATTTCTGCAAGTGCTTCGGGTGACAGGCGGGACATATCCAGCGCGGGCTTGGGCGACATGCTGCCGTCCTCACTGATCAGGTTCACGTCAGCCGTTTCGCGCCACCTTGCTCGCGTTTTCAGCCAAAACGTCATGGACGCAGTGTCGCCGCCTTTGGCTTTGTTGAACAGCGCGCCGCCGATTGTGGCATTGGCCAGCGCCATCGACAGGTCCAGTTCGTCGCGGTAGTGCAGGCGCAATGTCTTTTCGTCGATGCCTATCACGCGGGCGATCATTTCCTGCGTCGTCCCAACCGTCGCATGAAGCTGCACGAGCTTGCGCTGCGCATCGCTTGGCGCGTGGGGTTTGCGTCCGCGGGGGTCTTTCGGCATTTCCATCATACGCCCAATATAGCGCGGGTAATTATGGTTGACAAGGCGCTTGACAGGGTAGGCAATATCCACCGGGTCGCCTGATCGGGGCGGCCTACATGACACATGCCGCCCCGATCAGGAGTGATATGCGGCTTCAAGCGATCATGTTGGCGCGCGGCGCGCTGGGCATCCCTGCAACTTTCTGACGGACATTCTCCGCCTTAACTTTCACAGACTTGATTGACACAGGTGGCATTTTTTCGTTCAAAGTTGACCATGTTTTACCGGTCACTGCGTCATACGCTGTCAACTTTTTAACACCTGTTTCAAAAACAACGTCCATGAACCTTTCCCCAGTAGCAACACGCTCCCTCATTTCAATGACAAGAGCGGATGTTAGCTTAGCGTTGTGGTGACGTTCACCGGGGTGCGCCCCTACAGCTGTTCCATGACTATACCTGTCGTGAATGTTATCCTTACGGGTTACCCACCGGAGATTTGAAACGACATTGTTTGATCTCACGCCGTCGTTGTGTGCCACATCAAGATTTTTAGCATTCTCGGGGACACCCACCCAAGCCATAGCGCAAAGCCTGTGAACATTTCGCCAATGGTATTTGCCGTCCATGTAAAGGCCTACGCTATGGTATCCGTCATGGACCTTCGGCTTCAGGATCCTACCGAAACGCTTCCCCCGCACTTCGCTGATTTCGCTCACTTCATAGTTTGAAAAACCCGGTATAATTTTGAACATGTTGACTCCTGTTTCTAGAACAACATTATCCAAACTTTAGATGATTGTCAAACCCAAATTCCCGGATCGACGCAGCGATCTTATCAACTTGGGCGGGGCTGTGCGTGCGAGCGTTGCGCGCATATGGCACGAGGCTGGCGGTCAAAACGGTCTTATACTCGGGAAAATTATTTCCCTTCGGTGCGGTCGGCATCATTTGGGCTGTCTCCTGTTTAAGCGTTGCGGTCAAGATGCCATCGGGCGTTGAATGCAGGCAGGCTCCAGCGTGACCGGATCGCCTGCACCAGCCTGCATCATGCGGACAAGCGGCGCGACCACCTCCAGCGTGCGCAAGCACTCTCGCATGGTCGAGACTTCAGACATGTGCCCGCCGTCCATGACACGGCACGCTGTCGGGTCGGCGACGAGACACATGATGAAAACCGGAATGAACGTCATGCCCGGTCCTCCATCAGCGCAATTTCATCCGCGATGGCGTCTCGCATATACTTCAAGCGCCAAATGCTTAACATTTTGTGATTTGACCAAGCCGCCAACCATGCCGCACGAATAATCCGACCGCGCCCATCGGTCATTTGCCTCGTAAACTCGCTTGGCGTAAAGTCAGGCTCGTCCATGCAGGCAAGCGTGACGGTTTCTCGCGCCATCGTCTTGAGCAGGTCGTCCGTCCAGAACAGGGCTTTGCGCAAGTCCCGCATCTCATCGCCCTTGAGATGCGCGCGGGCTGCGTATTGCACGATTTGCGAGAGATGGGCGCCGAGGCGGCGCGAGAGGTGGATCACCTCGATCGGGCCATCGTTGTAATGCGCGGCGCGCGTCACGGGGTCAAACGTCATTTCGCGTTCCTGCCTTCCCTGGTATGCTCGCGCCAGAATTTGACACAGGCGGCGTGCGCTTCCTCACGTGTGTCACGGATCGAATGGCTGTAAACCCCGTTGCAGTAGAGGTGGGCCATCCAGCGCCCGTCCTCACCGTGCCACATCGTGATGCGCGGAGCGGGCGCCACGGGGCGCGGTGCGGGCGCCGCGGGGCGGGGTGCGGGCATCATGCCACTCCCCCCATCAAAATGTTTTCGATTTTGTCTTTGTCGGGCCACGGTTCCAGCAACAGCTTGACTGCCATTGATAGCGCGTCACGCTGAT